TTAAAACCAGTGTTAGGAAATATGCAAGCTAGAAATATTGTAGTGAATAATACATTTACAGGAAACGTATCTGGTGATAGAGATTTAGATGATATGATTTCACGTTTTACAGGAAGTTTAACTAACGCTATAAATAGAGGTAGTCTATAATGGCAAATATATATGGAGAATACGAGTTATGGTTAGATGGAATAAGAATGCCAGTTATGCCACCTAAAATGACTAACGATATACCTAATAGGAACACAGCATTAGATATGCTTGATGGACAAGAAACAGTAATGCCTGCTTATATAGGTAGACCTGTATATGAATTTGAATTATTATTACCAAATAGTAAATATCCATTTAGTAATTATGATGGTAATGTTCAAGATGCTGCGTATTATATGGAAAAGTTATTAGATTTAAAGAAAAAAGCTATTACTTTTGAATTTATATTCATAAGAAATATATCAAATTTTCAAACGTCATCAGATACTACAGCTAATGTGGTTATGGAAAAATTAAAGTTTACAGATGATGTTGCAGATGGAACTGATATAAAAGCAGAAATATCGTTAAAGGTTATAAATTACGAAGAGTCTAAAGCTAAACAAATTTTACCTACAGCGACAGAGGCGATTAAACAATTTTCTATATTTGAAAATGCAGCAGAAGCTAAAGACATAACTTCTGTATTTAAATTAGGAATTGTTGAAGAAGCTAAAACAGTTGTTACTACTGGTGCACAAGCTGGTGTGCCCGCAGTTCCTGAAGAAATTAAAACAGGCGCATTGGATAGTTTACAGAAAATAGCACAAAAGGCTTATGGTGCTGCCTCTTTTGTAGAGAATATATATCAAGAAAATAAAGCAATACTAGATGGAATATGCCAAGAGTTTGGGTTGCCTAAATTAAGTATATTACCAGATGTGGCTTTAAAAATGCCAAATATACCATCTGGAATATTAGAGTATATTAAAACTGGAACTCTTAACAATCCATTGGCAAAACTTAATGGAAATTATGAAGATATTATTAAATATGTAAACGATTTAAAGAAAATAGATCCAACTGCTGCTATAGATACAATTCCAAATGGCATATTATAAAGAGGTTAACTATGGGAAATTTAGAAGATAGAGATATTTCTAATAAGATTTTTGGATTAAATGTTTATAAAAAAACGCCAGAAGCTATATCAAAAACTATAAAGGATATAAAAAGTATAATTGAATATACATTAGACGATTTAACAGTTGATAACGAATTAAATCAACCTGCATGTATGGAGTTTACTATGTTAATCCCTAATGGTTTTAATATTGCACAGGGTGATGAAATAGAACTTTTTTCGTCAGATTATGGTTATAAAGACTTAAGTTCTACTATGACTATATTTAAAGGTAAAATTTTTTCTATTAAATACATGAAAGATAATAAGATTAAGATAACTGCTTATGATTATTTAAAATATTTTGCTAGCAAGCATGTTATGTATATAGAACCATATAAGTATAGTATATTTTCTTTGTTTTATACATTGTGCCAACAACTTAATTTACAAGATTTAGTTGAACCTGGTATAGCTATGTTTGCTGCACAAGAGGAAATAAGTAGGGACTTGCCTCCTAATTGGTATTTACCTGCATCTTTTGAAGACGATAAAACCATGCTTGATATATTAAATAGCGCTATAAATACAATTTATAAACAAACATCTAGACTGTATCATTATAGTTTTAACGATGGAATGTTATCAATATCTGATGTAAGTAATAATATAGTCTGGGAAAGTATAGTTGGTGATTTTAAATCAGTTTTAGGAGATTTTGAATATACATCAAGTATAGCAGATAATGTATACAATAGAGTTATATATTATAAAGATGATTATAAAACGGCTGGTGCTAATTTTTTTAAAAGGCAGATGGACGATAAAACAGAAGATACGGATAAAGATGGCAAAATAGATCACTATAATACTATACCAGATTGGGGAGTTTTACAATATACTGAAAAAATAGACGATAAAGTTACAAATATTGATAATGAAATGAGAACCTTTTTAAGAACTCATAATAAACCAAAAAGAACATTAGAACTGCGCGAATTGGCTTCATCAACTATGTATAGACCTGGAGATTGGTTTAATCTTAAAGATGTTATATTAGGAGATTTAAATTTAACAGGACAAGCCTTAATAAATAGGGTTAAATTAAAAATAAAAAAAACTAATACTTATTTAGACTTAACTCTTAAAGGAGGGCAGTTTGACTAGTGAGCTTATAAAAATAATTGAAAAAATAGCACTTAAAGCAGTTGGAAATACTAAACCACCAGACTTTCTTACTGGTAAAGTTGTAACAATAGACCCTTTAACAATCAATGTAAACAATGCTGTCTTACCAGCTAACTTTTTTGTGCAATCAACATTAGTTAGTGATTTTAGGGTTGATATGACTGTGGACCATTTAACAGAAGATAGAGCTGGTGGAGGTGGTGAAGCATCATTTGCAAGCCATAATCATGAATATAAAGGTCGTAAAACATTCTTTGTGCATTTAGGATTATTAGTTGGCGAGAGCGTTATTTTAGCACGGTGCAGTGGTGGTCAGAAATTTATAATATTGGATAGGGTGAGATATGGCAACGAACAATTATAATCAAATGTCCACAGAAACATATAAAATAGTAAATAATAAATTAGTTGGAAAATGTGATAAAAAAGAAGCGCTTATACAGGCGCTTTATTTATTGTTAAACATAGAACGATTTGATTATTATATTTACAGCTGGGATTATGGCATACAGATAAAAGATTTAATAGGTTCTCAAATGAATTATGTTATTGCTGTTACTAAGAAAAGAATAACAGACGCTATTATGGTTGATTCAAGAGTAACTTCTGTTAGAGATTTTAGTTACGAGAAATCTGGCAATAGTCTACACTATACTTTTACTGTGGACAGTATATATGGGGCTGTTAAATTAGAAAAAGAGGTAAGTTATGAGTAGTGGTTTCATGGATATAATGAATAGGGATTTAGCTTTAATTCCTAGCGATATTGATAAGCGTGAGGGTTCTTTAATATGGAATGCTTTAGCAGCGTTTGCGCTTGAATTTGCTGATGCCTTAGAGCAGATAAATACAAACATGGACGAATGTTTTGCAGATACATCTAGTATGGTATTTCTTCCACGTAGATGCGCAGAGAGAGGCATAACGCCTTATGCTGCAAGTAAAGCAATAATGAAAGGTGAATTTAATAAAGAAGTTCCTATTGATTCAAGATTTTCAATAGGGATTTTATTTTATACAGTAAAAGAGCAAGCAGACGACTACGATGCCTTAACTAATAAATTCTATTATAAATTAGAATGCGATACGTTAGGCGTAGAACCTAATTATGTATTTGGCAGTTTATTAGCTGTAACTTATGTTGAGGGTTTAGGAACTGCTGAAATAACAGAATGCTTAATACCTGGTGAAAATGCTGAAACAGTTGAAGAATTAAGAGTTAGATATTTTGATAGTTTAAATAATATACAATTTGGTGGAAACATTGCTGATTATAAAGTAAAGACAAAAGCTATAGACGGTGTGGTCGAGGTAAAGGTATATCCTGTATGGGCTGGACCAGGCACAGTTAAATTAGTTATATTGGGTTCTGATTATAGTGCACCTACTCCAACATTTGTTACAGAGGTGCAGAATCTAGTAGATCCAACTGTTAATAGTGCTCAAGGATTAGGATTTGCTCCAATAGACCACCTCGTGACAGTCGCAGGGGTCACAGAAACAGCAATAAACACAACTTTTACTTTAACTTATGAAGATGGCTATGATTGGTCACGTGTTGAAACAGAAGTAAAGGCTATTATTGATAATTATCTTTTAGAATTAGCAAAGGACTGGGAAAATCAAAGCGCATTAATAGTTAGAATTAGTCAATTAGAAAGTAGAATACTTGATGTTCAAGGAATAGTTGATATTGCAGATACTACAATAAATACATTTGCTGTTAATCTAACTCTTGGAGCTGATAGTATTCCTGTAAGAGGCACAATTAATGGATTATAGCAATAGACATCTTATTGATTATTATCCGCCAATTATACAAAAGATAGAAGATTTTAAGGCGTTATGCGCTGCGCTTGATACAGAATTATATCCTATTGGTGGATTATTTGATAAGATATTTAAATTAATAGATGAAAGTTATATTTCGTCTGCCACAGAGTATGGAGTTAAGCGCTGGGAAAAGATGCTTAACATACTTCCTTACGCCACACAATCAATTGAAGATAGAAAAGCTGTTATATTCTCAAGAATAGCAGAGCAACCTCCATACTCATGGACTATATTAAAAATGATATTAGATGTTTTGTGTGGGGTTGATAATTATTCACTTATTAGAAATATAGCTGAAAGGTCAGTAACTTTCAAACTATTTAACGGTTCTACTGACTTAAATAGAATTGTAGCTGTAAGGTTAAGGCAAATTATACCAGCTAATATGGTATTATATATTTCTACAACTGACAACCAACATGCAACTTTAAGACCATTTACACATGAAGATTTACAAGTATATACTTTAACACAATTAAGGACGGAGGATTTAGATGCCTAATTATACAACAAATTCCAATTTAGAAAAACCTTTACAAACCGAATTTTATAATGTTGATGTCCCAAATGCTAATATGGATATAATTGATGGAGCGTTAAAAGAACATACGGACGATATAACAGCTTTAGAAAGTGGCAAGAGAGATAAGACAGTGCAAATAGTTGCTGCTGATATAGCAACAAATGCTGTGGAAACTGCTAAGATAAAAGACGGTGCAGTTTCAACACCTAAAATTGCTGATTTAGGGGTTACAAATGGTAAACTGGCTAATAGCTCGGTTGATAGTGTAAAACTCGCTAATGGGGCAGTTTCAACAGAAAAAATAGTTGATTTAAATGTAACTACGGCTAAGGTTGCTAATAAAGCTATAGTAACAGGCAAAATTGCAGATGGTGGAGTTGAAACTCTTAATGTTAAAGACGGTGCGATAACAAATGCTAAGTTAGCTGATGGAACTATTGATACAGTAAAATATAAAGACGGTTCAATCGTTAATGCAAAATTAGCAGATGGAACTATTGAAACAACTAAAATAAAAGACGGTGCTGTTAGTGGTGCTAAGATGGCTAATACCACAATTGACGGATCTAAATTAGTTAATGATTTTTATAATCAAATTATGTCTCTTGTGGGATTAGCTAACTCTTCACCAGTTAATAGCGGTATTAGAAAAATAAAACTTGATGTATCTACATCAACCGCAACAAGTTTAACAGCATGGAACAATTTAAGTGCTGGCGTTAAATATGCGCAAGGATATATGCTATCAGATAAAAGTTTATCCGTGCAGTGGTATGGCGCTTGGGGTGGAATTGTAAGGTCTGCTTTGATGAATATATATATAAAATCAAGTGGTGCAGGTGATGTAACTTTTTATATGGCAAATATTGATAATACTTCGTATGTTTATGATGATGATACTTTAATTACAACTAAATCAGATAAAGGATTAATTACTATACCTGCATTTACTGGAGTAAAGAATATTAAGATATTAACTAACAATACAGGCGAAGATATAAGTTGTAACTTTGGTGGTTTAGTTAACGCTGAAGTTGTGAATTATTGGGAAGTAGAGAATATTCAATTAAATCTTAATTCAAAAATATTAGCAGTTGGTGTAACTCAACAATTGACAACTACTATAACACCTACTGGATTCCCAACTACTGTAAACTGGTCTAGCTTATCAAATGCTATTGCAACTGTTAATAGTTCTGGTCTTGTAACTGGTGTAAGTGCTGGCTCTACTCTTATACAGGCTTATGTAGGTGATGTTATAGCGACTTGCATTGTAACGGTGAGGTAATATTATGGAAGAAGAAGAAGTATTACCAGGCACTTATATTAATAATGTTGATTATGAGGCTTGGGGTCAAGCAGGTAGAGATACAGAGTTAGGGCATTATCAATACTTGCAAAATAAACCAAAAATAAATGGTGTGGAATTTTCAAATGATAGGCTAGCAAGTGAATACGGATTAAGCACAATTGCTTATCTTCAGTATTATACAGCAAAAAAAATTAATGAATATTTAGAGGCACGAGAAAATGGCTAATGATTATAACGAATTAGATAACTTGCCAAAAATTGGCGGTAAAGAAATTAAAGGCGAGCAATTACCTAGCTATTACGGATTAGCTACCTCGCAAGAAGTAGAAACTTATGTAAACGCTCAAATTGCTAGCTTGCCTGTGGATAATATTAAAGGTTCTTTAGATGTTTTAAATGGTGAGATTATAGACACCACAGGACTTGATAAGATTAATTATGCTATTGATAGTAAAGAGTTAATCAAGAGTGCTATAATTGCTAAGAATGGTTTAGTTACTGATGATACAACTTTAAGAGAATTTGCTGATAAAATAGCACTAATACCAGGCAATGCAACTGCTTTGATAAAACCAACTCTTGTTACTCAAAGCGGTTCTTTTTCTAGTGATGGCTTGTGGACAATACCAGAAGTTAATAGCGTTATTGATAGTTCTAGTGGCAACTATATAACAGTTCAATCTACAGCATTTACTTGGGCTAGTCTAGTGTTAAATTCTACTACAACTAAACATTTAATGACATCTGTAACGCAAGTCTTAGGTGAAAATATATACTTATTTGCAAGAATAAAAGCAAGTAGCTTAACATCGCTTACATTATTACCTTATCAATCAATTACAGCAATTGCTAATACTTTAACCTTTGCTGGTTTAACACCACCTAGTGGATTTACAACGGATTCTAACACCACAATTGAAGTAAGTATTGTTTACACTATTACACAGACAACAAAGACAGTTATAACACTTAAGAATGTGTATGTTAGATACATAAATGAGGTGGCATAATGATTGGAACAGGTATTATAGTTTGTATATTGTTATTAGTAGCAATGTTTAAATCTGACAAAATAAAAGAACAGCATAATAAATTAGATGATATTCAAAATAAATTAAAAAAATGAGGTTAATCTATGGAATTAACAGGATTAATGAAGTTGGTAGTTGACAACGGTGTGGTAGCTGGCGCATTTATATTTATGTTATGGCAACAATCAAGAGTAATTGATAGACAGTGTAAAACACTTGAGCAAATAGGTTTAACTTTAGTTGAAATACAAAAGGATTATCAACAACTTAAAGATGATGTTTGCGAAATTAAGGCAGGTAAATAATGTTTAGTGCAAAAGAACTAGTAAGATACTTTGGAAACCCCAAAATGGCGAACTATGAGGCAAATATGGTAACTCTTGATTTACCATTTACTTATATTTATAGCGGAAACTTTAAACCTATTAAGATAAGATGCCATAAGGCAGTTTTAAAGAACTTTGAAAAGGCTCATGAGCTTATATGGAATGAAGTAAGAAAAATCATAAAGAATAAATACGGTTTTAATGAAACAAGCGAATTTTATAATAAAAAGTCTTATGAATATTTAAATAGTAAAAGGCTCAACATTTGTGGCGGTTCTTTTAATGTAAGAAAAATGAGAAC